TCTGAAAGATTAGAGGCTGTAGAAAAGAAAGCAGATGCAGTCGCACAAATGCAACAAGATATAGCTATTATAAAAGAGAAGATAGTATGGATGGAAGCATATTTAATTAAAGGGAGTAATAATTAATGGCGGTAGATAAATTTGGAAATCCAATAGTAGAATTAGGAAATATACCTGAACAGTACAGAGAGGGATATAGACAGTACATAGAAAAAAATCCCCAACCAAGATTTGGAACTATGGATGTTCGTGATGTTGGATTACCTGATGGGAGTAGTGTAAGATTTGGTTCAGGAACTACTGCAGGTCATTTTGAAGGATATCTAAGAAGTATTGGGGTACAGCCTACAGATACTAGAAATTCTATACAAATAGCACAACCTGCAGACCCCATTAATGTAACTTTTCCTGTTAGACAACAACCAACAATACCTGCATCAGAAGACCCATCACAAAGAGTTCAAGCACAAGTAGGTGCGGCACTGAGACAACCTACCTTACCACAAGGCACTGCAGTTACACCTGGTTTAGCTTTACAAGCACCAACTGCAGCTACAACCGTAGCAACTCAAGGCTTAACTGGTGAAGTACAGGCGACAACACCAACAGCGACTACTGCACCAACAATTACTCCAACAGAAATTCCTAGTGCATCTCAAGTAGCACAACAACCTCAAGTAACAGCACCACAATATCAAGCAGTCACAGGACAGACAGTTCCACAAATGACTGCAGCTCAAGGTGTTGTATCACAACCTATGGTAGCAGCACAAGAAGACATTACTGCTTTACCGCCAGAGGCCACAGTTCAAGGCCAATTAGCAAATATATCTCAAGCAATACAAACATCTGTAGATGAAGGTAAACCCTTACCTGCATTTGCTCAAGGTGCTAAAAAAATTGTAGATGCAGCCATGCAACAAAGAGGATTAAGTGCCTCTAGTATTGCAGCAGAGGCATTAGCATCAGGTATATTACAGTCTTCTATACCTATAGCACAAGCAGATGCACAAGTATATCAACAAGCTATATTTCAAAATCTATCTAATAGACAGCAAGCTGCAGTATTAAATGCTCAACAGTATTTTCAGATGGATATGCAAAATCTATCTAATAGACAGCAAACAAGTTTAACAAATATTCAACTCAGACAACAATCAATGTTATCAGACCAAGCAGCATCTAATGCTTCATTACAATTCAATGCACAAAGTCAACAACAAACAGACCAATTTTTTTCTAATTTACAAACACAAATAAATACTAATAATGCCACAAGAACAGATGCTATGAATCAGTATGCTACATCTGAAAAAAATAAAATAGAAGCACAAAATGCACAAAATCAAATTGGAGTTAATGAAGCTAATGCACAAAGACAAGCAGCTATTAATCAATTTAATTCACAATTAGAAGACCAAAGACAAAGGTTTAATGTAGAAAATCAAAGAATTGTTGACCAATCAAATGTGACATGGAGACGAAGTGTTAATACTGCAAACACTGCAGCTATCAATGCTGCTAATCAAACAGACGCACAAAATCTTTTAAACATATCAAACTTTGCACTATCCGCATTATGGCAACAATGGAGAGATGAAGCATCGTGGATTAATACATCATCTGAAAATGCAAAAGATAGAGCACATAATGTAGCTATGGCAGCCCTTGAAAGAGAAACAGAATTAGCATTATTAGATGAAGAGTCTCAAGGTGCATTGAATCAAATAATTGGTGCAATAGGTTTAGAAATATTTAGTAGATTTTAAGGAGATAAAATGAGTTTAGGATTTAAAGAAATATTAGGTATAGGAGCAAGTATTTTAGGTGGAGGAAGTGGTGGCGGTGTCCAACAAATTGAAGCACCTGATATTAATTTTACAAGATACATGATGGATACTACATCTCCCCAGGAAGCAGAAAAAGTTAGATTTGGACAAACATCTGCTCAGTATACAGAATTTTTACAGGCTTGGGATAGCTACTTAAACAATGAATATTTAGAAATGGCAAAGAGGATAATGTAATATGGCTTTAGAAAGAGAACAAAATATATTTGATGCACCTATACCTGGTCAATCATTAACGGATGAACCAAAAAATTATCCGTGGGAAAGTCCTGCAAGATTTTCTAAGGTAGAAGATGCTGCCGCATTTGTGTGGGAAAGAATACATAAAAAAAATACTTTAACAAAAATAATATTAATGTTGCAAACTGGAGTATCTGTAGATTCTGTATCTAAAGTTATTATTTTTTCAGGTTTTTTAGAGGGTGCTTTTTCTGTAGACACTGCTATATTATTAACACCTGCGGTACAAAAAATGATATTGGCTGTGGGTAAAGCTGCTAAAATTAAAGAAATAAAAATAAGTAATCCTAAACCAAAAGAAACAAAACAAATATTAAAACAATTATATAAGACTAGAAATTTTGCAAAAGATATGGAGGACATGAAAAAACAAAATAAAAAAGAAAAAACTGTTGAAAAAAAATCTAATGGTTTAATGTCTAAAAAAGGAGAGGATGAATAATGAGTCTATTAAGTAGCAGAGGTTTAAGGAATATGCTTATCGGTGGAGCTTCAAGAGCTTTGTACAAAATGGATAAGGTAAGAACCGATGGTGAAAAAGGATTAGAAGAATTAAAAATTGCTGAAGAAGAAGTTAATAATGAAGTAACCAATTTAAAAAATACATATGATACAGCTTTACAAGTTGCATCTACTGTAGGAGGAGGAACATTTGCTAATTTTTTATTTGGAACAGAAGATATTGAATATATAGCAGCAATAGCAAACATGGCTCCTGATGATAAAAATGAAGCATTAGGTACTCTAAAAAGAAAATTTAATAGTTTAGATGCAGAAGTAGTAAATGCTTATGAGGATTATACTAAAGTATCAAAAGATAAATATGCTGAAGATGTAAATCGTACTAAAATTGATAAAGGCTTAAAGATAAAAAGTAATATAGGTGAAAATACCACAAACTTTTTATCAAAAACATTATTTACAACACCTAAAGATATAAGAGAAAAAGAAGAAGAAATAGTAGAAGGATTTCAAGCACCTGCATTAGTTTTCCCTGGAGTCACAAAAGGTGGTTTTGAAGCCATAAGTACTACCCCTAATATAAAAGTTACTGAGGCAGATATATTAAGATATTTAGGAACTTCAATAGATGGTTTTAATTCTGTGCCAGTTACTGAAAAAACTGATACTCAATTAGCTTTTGAAAAATCACTACAACAAGACTATTTATCATTAACAAATCCTCAAACAGCACCAGAGCTAAGAACTGAAATTATAAATAAATATTATCCTGATGTTCAAAGAAGTAAGTTAGACCTTTCTATGTTTGTTGAACAAAGAACACCAACACCAGACCCAGACCAAGAGGAAGAAGAAGTTAAAGATTTTGAAGATTTAGATACATAGGAGACACAAATGACAAAAGTTAGAATGTCTGATGGTTTAATTATAAAGTTTCCTGATGATATGTCCATCGAACAAATAAAGATAGAAGGACAAAAGTATGAAGATAAAATACAGGAAAGATTAAACAATGAAAAAGAATTAGATGATGAGTCTATTGGCATAGGTGAATCTATTGTACAATTTGGTAAAAATAGAGTTAATAGTATTGTAACTGCAAGTGCTAATGCTTACAAGAAATATAGATATGGTATAGAAAGTGGGTACAAGGGTGGAGAAGCACTCATAAACCAAGCATTTGCAAACACTGCAGGATTAGGTTTAGATTTTTTAGGGGTAGATAGAAAAAGAGCAAGAACAAAAGACTTTGACCCATCAAAAGAGGATAATAAATTTGTTGGTCTTCTTATGGATTTTTATGATGCCAATAAAGACTACGAAGAAAAAAGAAGAAAAGAATCACAAATAGCTTTTGAAAAAACAGGTGGTGGAATTACTTCATCAGTCATTAAAGGTTTAGCTGAAGCTCCTGCAACAATAGCATTATACACACCTTTAACATTGCTCACTAGAAATCCTGCAGGAGGATTTGCACTTACTAATGCATTATTAGAGTCTGAAAAAAGAGATGATGAAACAAATAAAGAATATGCTTTAAGAGTTGGATTTGCAGGTGTTGAAGGTGCTATAGCAGGAAAGTTTTTAAAAGAATTAAATCAATTTAAAATACCCACAAGAGTTGTTGGAATGGCAGCTATGGGTGCTGCAGGTCCTGCAGAAAATACAGAACAAAGAATAGCTAATGCTACTACCTTTGGTATACTAGGTGTATTTGGGCCAAGAATAGCTAACGAATCAAAGTTAGATATGGCAGTATCTAGTGTGGCCAATAAAGCAAAAGCCTTTATGGACCAACAAAAAAATATTGCAAGAGCAGAAAGAGCTACAAGAGATGTACATAAATCTTTAGGAGCTATTATAGACCAGTATAATGTTTATGAAAGAAAAATTACTGAATTAACTACATTAAATTTAAAATTAAATAAACAAAAAGATAGAGCAAAGACTGAAGAAAAAAAGAAAATTTTAGAAGAAAATATAATTAATAACGAAACCACTATTAAAAAAGTTAACGCAGAAAAAGGTAAGTTAAAAACATCTATGGATAATATTAGTGCTGTGTTAAGAGACAATTATTTATTTTCTACAAAGTTTATGAGAGACTTTGATATGGTTTCTTCTTTAACACCTACAGAAGCTAAACTAGTATTAGTTAGAGGTGTAGAGGCTATTGTTTCTAAAAAGAAAAAAAATAAACAAACAGGTAAGTTTGATAAAGTAGACCAGACTGTAACTCAACTTAGAAGAAATGTTAAGTTTATGCAAAAAGGAAAGCACGAAAGTCAATTTAAAAATTTACTAGATGCAATGGGAACAGGTCTTAGAAAGTATGCCATACCTGCTAAGTTTTTAGGAGACTATCCTGTAGCAAAATATGGTGTTGATTTAGTAGGTAGGTATGCTATGGAGGCAAACTATCTTACAAAAATATTTTTAGAAAACCCATCAGCATTTAAAACTTTAGGCACAACAGATAAAATAAAAGGATTTAATCCATTAAAGTATACTGAACTAAAACCAACAGAGGGATTAGGATTAACAGCTTGGGAAAAACTACCTTTTAAAAGTCAAGTAAAAGTAGTTGATATGATGGCTGAATTAGACGCACAATATACTCTATATAGAAAATTACCTAAAGAACAAAGACTTAAAGATACTAGGTTTGATAGTAAATCAGGAGAGGCTACAGCTTCTTACATAGAAACATTTAAATTAACCCCTGCAGAATTAAATGCTAGAAATGATATTCAAAGAACATTTGATGGGTTACAAAAATTTTATAATTCACAAGTAGGACTATATGGAACAAACCTATCTAAAATAAATAGAAGACCTAATTACTTTCCTAGAATATATTTTGGAGAATATAAAGTGTATGTTGCTAATACTAAAGGTGATTTGTTAGGGGTATATGGTGCTAGTAGTGTAAAAGAAGCCAATGCTATTAGAAAAAAATTATTATCAGAAAATGAGTTACAATTAGAACCAGGAGTATTTATACAGCCTAAAGACTTAGTTATAAATATCAGACCAAAAGAACAGAGTCAATTAAAAGATATTTCTGTGGATGTGTTTCAAGATGTTATGAATTTAGTTGTAAGAAATAAATCTAACAAAAAAGCTATTGATGCATTAGATAAAGCTGTGTATTCTTTGTATGCACAAAGAGGATTTAATGTTAGAAAAATGCAGAGAAAAGGTAAACAAGTTGTAGGTTATCTAGGAACATTTGGTAAACCTAAAGATAGGGTAAGTGAATTTAGAGAGGCTGTTACCACATACACAAGTGGAGCAATTAAAAGTGGATTACGAATTAAATTAGCACACGATTTTGCATCTTTTTATTTAACACCTATAGGTAAAAGTAAAGATGGTAACTATATACAAGGACCTAGAGGCGAAAAAACAATAGCAGACTTATACCCTGAAGACTTTGCATTTGCAGATATGTTTAAAAATAATGCTATAGGTTTGCCCATAAATAGTTTTGTTAAAGCTTTAAGACAGACTCCTGAAGGTGCAACACTGGAAGCAGGTGTTAGTAAATGGTATGGTAGAACTGCGGATGTAGCTAATACATTTTTTCTATTAGCATTAAATGCTAGATTCATAATGCTTCAAGGTATACAACCTTTGCAGATGTTGCCTCATAAATTAGCAGGGATGACAGTTGAAATGAAAGGAGGTAGTGCAATAGATGCCACCACTCATGCATATCACTCTACTGCTTTAGGTATGATGCGTACATTTAAACCTACAGAATTTAATATAGCATTAGCTAAATCTGCCGTGAGACAAGGTGTTATAACTGAAGCTATGATAAGAGAATTTATGGGAGATAGTTATTTTTCTCAAGGAAAAATTAATTCTAAACTAGCGGGTAGAAGGGCATTAAACTTTATTAATGGTAAAATACCTGTCGGTTTTATGGAAAAACTTACAAGACTTCAAGCTACTAATATTATAGGTGAACATATGTTATCTTTAGGTTATAGTAAAGATTTTGTTATTAAACAAGCACCTTACATAGCTAATCAAAGAATGGCAGAATATCATTCATATGCCAGACCTTTACTGTTTAATGTTGCAGGAGCAATGAGTAAACCTTTTGGTTTATTTAAAACTTGGGCACAAAATTGGTATGGTCAAATGTTCGAAGCAGTGCAGAAAGCACAGTTTCAAAAATTAACTGTAGGAAAAAATAAATTTCCAATACCTATACCTAAAGGACAGACAACACAATTAGCTAACTTCATAGGAAGTCAAGCATTTTTTGGTGGACTAAAAGGTGTAGTGGGTGTTACATTTGTTGATGCTATAATTAAAGGTCTTAATTGGAGTGGTGCTACAGACAACTGGAGCACTCTCAGTGATGTGTTAATTAAATTAGGACTGCCTGATGTATTTATTTTTGGTGCACCATCGGTGGCTTTAAATGCTGATATGAGTAATTCTTTAATGGCTCCAACGTCTGACCCTACAGAAATTATAGCTTTACCTAGTTTTGAGTTTGCATATGAGGCATTTCCTGCAGTCCTACAATTAATGAAATATTATCTTATACATAAAGCAGGTCAGCAATTAACAGATGAAGCTTTACTAGATTATACACCTCCCGCCCCATCAAAAATTAGAGATGCTTGGAAAAAAGTAACACCAAATTCTTTACATGGTTGGATAGAAACATGGTATCAGGCTCATGATAATCCTTATTACATAGATAATAAATCTTATTCTGTAAGAAGAGAAGATGAAGACTGGTTTAGAAGAAAGTATTTATCCATGAGAAGCTTAGAAGAATCTAAAGAAAAATTATTTTATTATCAAATGAAGAAAGAGGCAGGGAAAGAATCTAAAACAAAATCAGATATAGTTCAACTTGCCGCAGAGTTAATTATAAAATTTGAAGGTGATGTAGAACAAGCAATGCAAGGGTGGCTTTATGATTTGGCATTCAGTAAAGGTTTTGATAACGCAAAAGATTTTCACGATGCCATAAAAAGACTTATGGATAGAATTCAATCTACACCTCTGGAACAACTATCAAAAGGTGGATATACCGAAGAAGAAAATGAATTATTAATAAGAGCAAAAGAACTAGGAATAAACTAAGGAGTAAAAAATGTTAGGTGGATTACCAGTAGAAATGATTACAATGCTAGGCTCTAGCTTACTAGGTGGATTTATGTCCATATG